CTTATCCTTGAACTCAAAACCTGTTACATTGAGATCCCAGTTGTAAAGATCGCGAGCGTCCGCAGGGTGAATGAGGACACGACGAGCTTCAAGCTGGTTGATTTCAATCTGGGAAACTGCCTGATAGAAATCACTTGGCTCAAGCGGATTGCCTGCGCCAATAAGAGTGGTCTGCTCACCTGAGGTACCAGCGGCAATGCCAGTCTGGATACCACCTGTAGGAGCAACACCTGCAACAGCAGAATCGCCAGTTGCATTACGAACAGCACCAAGCTCCGAAATGGCAGCCTCAAGAAGAAGGATCAAACGAGCATCCTCCTGCTTTTGGATTGCCTGACGGCTCTCATCCTGAGCGTACTCAACAGCGTTTACGCGAAGGTAGTAGAGATCTTCCTTACGGATACGAGGGAACGTAGCGATACGGAAAAGCTGAGGGAAAGCCTGCTTGCCCTCAAATGGTGTAATCTTAACTTCCGAGTCGGTCTGGTTAAGGACATATGCCCTACCAAGATCGTCAAGGATGTCATAAGGCATAAGTGGACCACGCTCAAGAGTATCTTCAATAAGAACATTACGAGTAATGCCCTCATAACGAAGACGAATCTGAATGGGACCGATCATACCCTGACCGATGCGGCGCATTGCGTTAGACGAATCCTTTAGGATCGACTGAAGCTTCTGTGCCTTTGCCTCCTTGGTAAGCTTAGGTGCGTTAGCAAGCTTAGCCTCGTAGTCAGCCGATGAAATGGCCTTGCGTGATGTTAATTCAATTGACATAATTTATCATTCTCTTTCTTAGATCGCAAGGTCTACTAGGATGCGGTTTGTTTCCTTCTTGACGAGATAAGCGACAACAACGGGAGTTGTTCCACCAGTGGTTGGGACGGTAATCGTAAGACGACCATCGGTACCAGCATAAAGCGGAGTACCGACCTTTGCACCAGCAGAAGCAACGTTTGTGTTATAGGCTGGGGCAAGGATCTCAAATACTGAGTCCGGTCCACGCCAAACGCCAACTTCGTTTTGAAGACGGTCTCCTGAGAAACCCTCGTCAAAGTCTCCGCCAACAAAGTTGGCAAGAAGACCAAATGGACGCTCTGTAGTATTGCCATAAGCAATAGTTACGTCCTCACTGTCACCGAGCTTGGTTACAACAGTACCGGGAAGGTATGAGTTGGTACCAGTGCTACGGTATGCGTCAGCGCCACGAGTTGCATCAACTGAGGATGTCAATAGAACAATCTGACCAGTTGTTGCATCACGGAACGTTGAAGCCAGATTCGCAGCATACGGCGTAGCCTGAGTCTGAGCATAGACAGGCCGACAAGTGCGCTTCTGATACTTATTGCTTAGATTCTTTAGTCTTAGCATATGTTAGTATTCCTATTTCTTGTTTGTTTGATTTAGTTTCACGCCTTGTGGCGCTACGCCGTTTCAATTGTTTTTTGACGGCGGTACATAAAAATAAAGTAATTTTAAATAAATTACTGTTCTTTTTACATGCAGAGTGCGAAATCCTCCGGCTCTTCGTTTTGTGACTTAGAAGCCTCAACTGCGGCTCCCTTGGCCATCGACGGAAGTCTCTTGGCCGTCTTTACCGCCTTCTTAAGACCCGCTGTTTTTACGCGAGAAGCGTAATTAAGCGAAGCCTCAACAACTGAAGGCGCTGCCTGCTCAAGCTCAGCAATTCGCTCATACTTTTGAGACGAATCAAGAAGCCCAAGCTCAATCTCAGCATCAGCAAGCTTGAAAGCCGCCATGATGTGAGCAGAACTATCCTTACCAAAAGCGTGATCCGTAGAATCAACGCCAGTCGGATGGAATTCTTTACTATTCTGATTATCGTAAAAGCTTGTATCAGTTACGGGATCAGCTTGACGAGTAACCGCGCTATTACCATCCGGGAAAGTAGCTGTTGGGCCAGAGTCCTGAGTAGTAGTACCGTGAGGTCCTAAATCGTCAGTTACATTAATACGTTCCTGAGCATTGCCAACTGGGTCGGCAGGCTGAGTCCCGTTTACATCGGACAAGACCCATGAAGAAGCCCTTGCAGGCTGCTCATGATTCGCAAGTGGCGCAGCACTATCAGAATTAAATACCTGATAAGAACTTACGTCAGTTACGGGGTCATGCTGTCCAAGTGAGTCGCCATCACTGTCACCAAAGGTGTCAGTGTGAATCGCCTCAATATTCTTGCTATGTTCGTCGCCTTGAACAAGTTCAACAGTTTTTTCATTACCAGTACCAACACCAGAAATACCACCAATATCGGTGACATTTAC